GCTGCTGCCTTGACTTGTTTGGTGTACGCCATAGCCCGTGCAAGGGCTTTGGTGTAGCGAGCCGAAAGAGCATCGTACAGGTTGTCTTCCATAGCCTCTTCGGTTACAGAAAAGCCCATTGCAACCGTTTCGTGGTTGTAACGAGCAGTGTACGACTCTTGCGCTGAGTCGAAGCTGATAGCAGAACCTTCAGGCTTTACTGGCGCTGCGCCAAAACCTGATAATTTCACCTCTTCTTCAAAACTACGCTCTGAGTTCTCCGTTTCGTAGATCTCAGCATGTTCGTTTTCATACTTTTCGTACTCAAGACCAAACAATGCGTTAAGACCGGGGAGTAGCTCCTTCAGGAGTTGTGCGCGTGTAATAGCCATTTTCTACTCCTTATGATGAGCCAGTTGCAAGTGCATGCTGATGGTAATTAAACTTACACACCAGAATCGGGAAAGACGTTCCCTTCTCATCGCCCTGATCGCCGCCAAGATAATCAATGATGCGGATTGGGTTTTGCGGATCTGTATCCAGTTCCGAAATATCCAATGCAACACGGCTAATCTTTAGCGAAGTATTAGGTGCTGTTTGAACGAGAAGAGTGTTCTTGCCATAGATATCGCCTGTGTTTGTCGGCGCACCATCAGCTTGGATAGTGAACAGAACATTAGGATCATCTACGACATACGCCATAATATCCGAAGCAGCAGTGCTTGCTGGATACAGTTGACTGAACGTCTTTTGATTAGTGTTCGGATCTGTATACGAACACCCAAGGAAGATACCAACGATATCGATTGCTGTCGAATCATCGCCAGTGCCGGACTGCTTTTCGATTGTAGTTGCGGTTCCACCGTCAACTAGCTGTACGATATCTCCTGTTGCAATCGCAGTACCGTATCCTGAAGCAATGGGATACTGGCGGAAAGCCTCAAGAGAACCGCTATCTAAGCGGCCAATCGGGCGCAGACCGAAGGGAGCGGCTACTGAAGACATACTTCTCTCCTTCTAATCAAGCCATTTGAACAATGGTAAGCGCCCCATAAAGGTTACTTACCAAACGAGGTTTTCGTTGTGCGCTCTGGATTCAGAACGGGCATTCTTGGGTCAGATTGGCGAAGATAACTGTTATCAACAGCATCTATTTGAGATTGGTTCATCTCCTTGTGCGCCTCTTCTCTTGACTCAACATATTCTGTGGAGTTTTCGCAAAGTAGCAAACCTCCAACCTCAACATTACCCTGAAACTTAGAATCGTGATCAGGTATCACTTGTAACTCAGGATGATCTTCTGCCTTAACCGGAGTCCACCCATTACGAAACTTTCCAGATACATTCTTATTATCTGCCTCACCCATGATTGAGGTGCGAACCCAGCGATACTCAGTACCCTCTTTTGGTTCGGGATCAGGAAGATTTGAAGGTCTCTGCCAGCTTTTTTTGCGCTCAGTCTTGTCTCTTGACTCGCTTGAGCGAGGTGTACGATTAGACATTAGATGCCTCCTTCATAAGTTGCGCCGCGTATTGCTCTGGGGTCAGGCCAAGCCTCTTGGCGAGAGAAACTTGGGTTGAGGTTAGCTGCACTCTGCGCGGTTTTTTTGCACTCCTATTAGCGGGGGCAACCACGTTACCAGTCTGACGGGGCGGTGCTTCCTCAACTTCTACCTCATCAAACTTGTCTGGAAATCTTTTACGCATAGCCTCATCGACTGCGCCATAATACTCTTCTACCCTTTCTGGGTTCGCTGGATCAATACCATTCTTTTTTAGCCTCTCATGAACGCCAAAGGCAAATCCAGTCATTTCTTCATCTTTACCAAACCATTCATTCTGTGCCGCCCACTGTTTTGTACGTTCATCAATTTCATACTTTTGTTGTTGGACCGGCTGTGGTTGAGGGACCGGAGTCTCCTCTTGTCTTTTCTTAGGTTTGTAGGAATCTACTCTAATCTTTTCTGTTTGCAGAGCAGTTAGTTGTTCTTGTGCGTCTACAAGTTTATCTGGATCTCCAGTTTCATAGGCCTGCTTGTAATCTGCTTTAGCCTGTTGTAGCTGCGCTTCAAGCCTGCCTTTTGCCTGCTCAACAAGAGTATTCTCACCATCATCTAAAGTTTTGCGTAATCTATTGTTTTCTTCTTGCAGCTTTTGAGCGTAAGAAATAGCTTCTTCACGGATACGCTGGGCCTCCTCTTTTGCCCTACGCTCCTCATGATATTCGTATTTTATTTGCTTGATGCGCTTCTGTACGTTTTCTCCATAACTGGAGACCTCGTCATTATCATTCACATCTGCCTGCTCTTCATCCTTTTTCTTTGGACGATTACGATCTTCTTCTGGAGTATCATCGATAATATCGATTTCTAACTCACCAGTATCTACAACCTCTTCCTCGTTCTCATTAGGAAGGTCTTCATACTTTTCTGCTGGGTTCGTACTCATGCTCTTGTATATCCTCTTGGGTCATCGACAACTGCCTCAACAGTGTCATCGTTGATCAAACGAAATTCCTGCTTATCAATCTTGAAGCGTGTGCCTGAATAGGATCTGAAGATGACAAAATCACCCTCTTTGCAATAAGGACCGTTAGGAAACTTATCTTTATCCATGTAGGCATCAGGGCCAGCCTTGACCACAAAGCCAATGACTGAAGCTGTTTGCTCTGCTGATTTGAGGGAGTCGGGCATATAAACGCCGCTGTCCGTTTTCTCTTTTACCTCTAAGGGACTTATCAAGAGTTTGTAGCCTGATGGCTCTGGTATTCTCTGTTTTACATCTTCTTTGACTTGTTTAGCTGCTGAATACATTTGTCTTCCTTGCAGTGATTAAGGTTCACAGTACCTTGCGGGGTTAACCGGGTTATTCAGATTGCATTAATTGCTGTAAATCTAATACATCTCTTTCTATTAATGCAAGTGCTTCTACTTTTCCGACCAAACGTATATAATCTTCATGATTTTCGCAACCACCACTAGCCATGTGATCTGCGATATTATTCATATACTCTCTGATCTTTGATCTTATAGACTCAAGTTCATTCATTATCTCCAACTATCTCCCTTGCAATTTCACGCCCAAGCTCTATTCCGTCTCTAATGTCCTCTCTACGAATACTTTCTGCTTCTTGAGCGATTTGAACACCGAGTCTTGCGCCTTCACGCTTCTCTTCAGACTCGATACGATCCTTCTGTACTTCAACATTTGCTAGTTTTGTTTGAGTCTCTGATTGTAATTTAGCGATATCAAGCTGTTTTTTATGCTCAAACTCCGCCTCTTTTAGAGACAATTCACGCTGTTGTATTTGAGTGAGTGGATCTTGTTGCTGCTTCATGGCCTCTTCTTGTGCCATTTCTGCCTGATCTTTCTTCAATAGCTTTGCCGCAGCCTCAGATGCGAGGCGAGATATTTCAATCTCAATGTCTTCTGGCAGAGGCTTCTCCTCATCTGGCATACCGACACCAAGATTTTTCTCAATCTCTTTACGATATTGGAAGGCAACATGCTCCGTAACGTGAGCCGCCATAGCAGCTTGAATCGCACCAGCAAACGGACTTTGCCCAACAATCTCTTGTAGTTTTGGATCTTGTGCCGCAGCCAAGTGAACTTGTATATGGGCTTCGTGATCCTGATACTTAAACGCTTTGACAGGCTCTTGCTTGAGCATAGCCATATTTTCTGTGACTGGATCATGAGGCTTGATGTCCTCTGGCAACTTAATAATCTCATCTGCGTCTTTGATGCCAAGAACCTCTAACATCTGCCTATGCAGCTTGCCCATATCATAAAGATTGGGAGCCTGCTGCGCTAACTGAAGCGCCGCCTGATACTGAACCACACGTTGTGACATAGTAGCTGCGTTTGGATCAGACACCGGAACAACATCAACACGATCATCAAAATCTTTACGGCGATCAAAATCTCCGTCCATCTCATAGGCATACTCTGATGGCATGTAGTCCTTGATGACTACAGACAACAAACCAAGCTCTCTTTTTAGAGCCGCATGAAGTCTAGCCTGAACACCAGACATTACTTTCATGCTACGCTCCATGAGAGCAAGCGTTGTTCCTACTGGAGCCTGTGGGTTGAGGTTTCCAACCTGTACATCCGCAACGGAGCCAACCCTTCTCCCCTCTTCAACAATGTTTCCGAGCAGTTGATATAAAACTGAGGACGGCTCCTTGTAAGGAAGGAATGCAATCGAATCCCTGATTGCACCACCCGGTACGTCCACATCCCTGAACTCACCCGGCATGAGAGGCGAATCATCACCTTTAATCCGAAGACCCCTAGCTTTGAGGCCAGCAGGAAGATTAGATAACGTACCCGCATCGATAAGTTGACGAAGTATAGATGTGGCGCTTTTAGCAAGACCGCCGATAAGGTGGATAAGGCCTGTTCCATAAAAACCAAGCCCCGGCAGATAACGGTAATGTACAAAGTGCTGCCTTTTACGCTTTTTGGGATCAGTCTCATACCAGTTCCTTCTTATCGACAAGATAATTTTTGATGACTTGTCGAGTGTAACAACATATGGACGAGCTATGCCATCTGGATCATCAAATGGCTCTGGCATATTTAGATCAACATGAGTTTCTAGTATCGTGTGCCTGTCATCATCTTCGATAACAGCGCTCTCTCCCTCAATCTCATCATACTTCTCTTGGATATCTGAATAGTCTGGCTCAGGATCTGGCAACTCTATATCACGATAGAAACCATTAACCTGAAGCTCGACAATCTCATTTGCATTTTTCTTCATTACGTGCGTATAGCGAGGACATGTGGCGAGATCAGATGCGCCATATGAAACAACAAAATCTTCTGCTGGCACAAACATGGCAGCAGGACGCTCCATGAGAGGATCATAATAGACTTTCTTGAAAGCGGAGCCTGCAAGAGGAAGACGGAACAGCATCTGTTCTGTTTCATCTCTATATTCTGTCATCTTTTCTGTAAGAAGATAATTCATCTCCTCTTCTACACGTTGAGCCTGCTCAACCTTTTCTACGTCTTTGCGGCCAACTATCTTTGTGCGTACAGGTCCAGATGCTGGAAAAAGCTCCCCCATTGCCTGAGCCTGAAATCGAACAACAGCTTCTGTAAGGAGAGGGTGAAATACACCAGCAGCACCCTGCCAAGGCTGGGTTCTTTCTTCAATCTTCATTCCCAAAAGATCTAAACCACGAGTATAGCTTCTTGCCCAATCACGGCGTGACTGCTTATCGCTTTCAAAATCTGTAACTAGTTCAGATGCCAAAGACTCAAGATCTGCGTCATCCATATATTCTGCTAAATTAGCATCATGATCTGGACCCATGATTTCATCTGCAACGTCACCAGAGAAATCTATAACCATCGCACCATCATCATCAGATATCGATATCGCTTCAGGGTTCACAACTTCGACTTCGACAGCCTCTGTACCTTCAGCATCCACATCGGATGGTGTCATTTGCTTCTCGACTGCCATTTTAAATCCCCTTAATAATACTCAACCGGCCTTCTATAGCTCGGTTCATCGTCCCACTCATCCATTGAGGTTCTAATCCAACCCCCTTGACGGAATCTCAGCAGAGCCTGAGTGGTAGAGTCAACTAAATCATCGTGATCCCCAGAAGGAAATGAGGCACACTCTTCGATAACCTCATCCGCCCATCTTGTTGCAGGACACCATATAACACCACTGGCAAATAAATCACTAACTGCATTTACACGGGCTATCTTATCTTGACCTCGCGAAGGTGTAAACTCTGTCACGGGGATACCCATCGCACGAAGCTCAAATATTAGTGGAGATCCAGCAGCTTTCGCCTCGACAATCATCTGATCTGGCTCATATTCCCAGTATTTTTCGTATGCTGCTCTTTTCAAATCCGGAAATTCAAGTTTTTCTTTA